TATTATTCACGGTACTAGTATTGAGAACGGCGTAGTGTTAATGGCAGTACAAGATGGCACGACTATGGAATATTCCACAGCCGGCCAGGAGTTTGTACGATATAAAGAAGATTGGATGAGACGAGTAGAGAAGTACTACGCTGCACCCATTCCCGAAATAGTATCCATCGGGAACAAGGATTGAAGCATCTTACGACTATTTGATACAGGTGCTCCTGCTGGTCCTTGAGGCGCGGACGGTGCTGCAGGAGCAGGTGCTGGTGGTTTTGCCTGAGGCTTAGTACCACGTGTTTGTGCGGTCGGAAATGACTGCATTAGTTTACGTGCTTGACGTGGGAAACCTGCATCCATAGTAGGTGCTTCTTCCTCTGGTGGTGGACCTGGATCAAACAGATTTAACATAGGAGCCCGCGCACCAAAAGCGGTACGGGCAAGGAAAGGTGCAAGTTTAGCTGAAATATCATACTTCTGGTTTTGAGACACACCTCTTCTAAGTAGTAAGGCCATTGCTTGAGGATCTTTAGAAGCTTCTTCAAGAATGTTTTTAACCATCATCGTAGGAAGTTTATCAAACTGTTTACGCATAAACTTAGAGCCCGCAGACGCAGCAACCAACGACCCTGTACTACCAGGAGTCAATTCTGCACCGAACTTAGCACCGGTTGCACGTAGGCCTAGTTCTAATAAAGCATCTGCACCATTAACTACATCATCTGTCACTCGATTACTTTTAATAGCCGCTTCAATACGGATCATGGGATTAATCAGCCGCTTCATGTTTTTTGCTTCAGTCAAACTAATTGCATCTTGACTACGCAAAATGTTATAGATAGAAGGTTGACCATTGGCAATAGGCTCGAAAAAGGCTTTATTAAAGGCTTCTGCACTAAAATTACCATTGCCAGTAGAAGCTTTAGTAAAGGCATAATCGTACATTGTAGATTTTAAACCGGCTACAGCATCTGGTCCAGAAGCCTTAGCAAGCCTTACAATGCTATTGATGGTTTTAACAGGGTATCTACTATTTATTGCATCTGTGATAGCTAAAGTAGGATTTTCCCCTGCTTGAAGTACTTTAGAAAAAGCCGCTTGTTCTTTGAGGCGTAAATTAACAGCGCTAAAGTCTGATTTTAATGATAGATAAGCTGTTTCGGCTTTAACTGCATCAGATAAGTCATCAGTAAGTCCTAGTTTACCGAGTAAATCCTTATTTTTATTTACAAATTGTTGAAGTCTAGCAGGGCTTACACGTTGAGTAACTGGATCAAGTGTTTCAAGGGCAGCTAATCTTAATACGCGAGCGTTGGCATCTCGAATGGAGACTACCTGCTGCTTAGAAACATCTGCATATGGTTTTAATTGCTGGGCTTGGGGACTGTTTGCACCAAACTTAGTTACAGCATCGTCATACTGCTTACCCATCATGCCTACAGCATCTTCAATCTCTCCCATACGTAAAGCAGTAACATCATTATTACTACCAAAGGCCTTAGAAATTAAAACCTCTGCGGGTAATTTATCAGCGCCTTTTTTATTTACAGCACTAATATCTCCCGAATATGTACGTGTAAAGAAATCATTTAACTGGCGTGAAAATTGACGTGCGTCATCGTAAGCAGGGTTTTTGCTAGATGCCAAATCATCTAAAACAGATTCTGCCATTTTCCCATAAAAACCCGCTTCCGCTGTTTTTCCAGAAGCAGCTGCTTCCCTAGAAAATGCAAGTAAGTCACTACGTATGTTAATTAAATCTTGAATATTGGTGTTTTTGAATAGCGGAACAATTTTTTTCCCTTGCACCTTAGTAAGGTACTCCATAGGAACCTTACCAGTTTGGAGGTATTCTTGTGTTCGTTTACCTGCCGCATACTGAGCAATAGCCGACTCATCTACCCCAAGACGTGCCATAATACCTTTAATTTCTGCAGGCATTCTGTAGTTAAAACGTTCAGGCGTCATTGACGTAGCAATTTCTAAAAAAGACTCTCCCGCATTGGCAGGGTTGACTTCTTTAAATACTAATACTTTTTGCCCCTTAACCGTTTTTGTACGTAAAGATCCTTTATAAGCTCTATCCCATAGTTCTTTTTCATGAGAACGAGCATCCGCTAGTGCTCGCTCGGTCTCTGAACGAACAATTTCACCAATTTGAGGACGGGTCTGAGGGCTATCCTTTTGAATTTTTGCAATTTTAGAAGCGGCTACTTCGTCCGCTTGGGTTAAACGATCCTCCAGCATTGCTTCTGTTTTGTCTGCACGTAATTTGGCAGCTAGTTGAAGTGCCTCTGGAGACCCCAGATTTCTTAGCCTAGAAACCAGCTCTTCATACGCCATCATAGCCTTTGCGCCTTGATCGGCTATTTTCCCACCGTATTCGGCATGGCGTCTTGCTAACGTAGTCTCAAGAATAGTAAGACCTAAATCCCCTGTTTTTTGACCAGCAGTAGGCTTAATTATTTCCCCATCTACAGAGGGTAGCGGTTGTTCCAGTAATTTGATAAGTTTCGGTACGTCTGTCCCTGCCTGACTATCAGACAGGATTTTATATAGCGCATTCGCAGCGCGACCTTCTCGTGAAGAAGCCGAAAAGCTACTTGCAATTCCTGTAATAGCGTTGTTAATAGCGCCAGCGCCTGAAACTAACATCCTTCCAGGCGTAAACATTCCCCCTGCTACTTCTGCCCCAAAGCGAGGACCTGCCTCCCCTGGAAAGTAGGATTCTGAAATGCCTCCGGCAGTTCCTGCACCTATGCCACTTAATAATTCTCCTGCAAGGTATGATTTAGGGTACTTACGGGCACCTTCACCAATGGTAGAAATCATGCGTGCCACGCGATTTGCCTGCATAACAGGTATACCAAACGCGACAGGCGCTGAGGCGATTGTCTCACCAAACGTTTTTCCGCCTTCGCGATAGGGAATTAAATCTGCACGGGCTAATTCTGGAAATAATTGATCGATATTATGCGTAGCAAGATAACCTGCTGTTAACCCTACCAATCCTCCTACCACACCTGCCGCAGGTTTTAATTGTGGGATAGGCATGGCAGCAGCTGCTGTGCGGGCGCCTGCCACTGCTGTCCCAAACGTACCCCCACCTTGCGCAGCACCAATTCCGGTGCCATACATAACCTCTGTGGCTTTTTCTTGTAGAGTAGGTTCCCCTACTAATTCTGTACCGTCCCCTAAATCTATTGCAGAGGGACTAGGTGGAGGTGAACTAGAGCCCTTACCAAATAAGTCCCTTACACCTTGTAAGGGACTACTCTGTGCTGGAACTAATTCTGTACCGTCCCCTAAATCTATTGTAGTATTTTTAGAAAAACCATCACCTTTTTCCATTATTGTTCCTTAAGTTTTCTTTCTAATATTTTTCCATTATACAGAACAAAAGAACCTACAGGATACCTCCTACCCTCTTCCTCTGAAGATACCCTTGGAATGCTAAGGAATTTCCTAGCACTATTAAGATCCGCAAAAGACTTTTCAGCTTGTTTTTGTAATTCTACAGGAACCGTTGGATCCTTAATTACACGGTTAGCGTTATCAATTTCCTGTGTTAAAAGATCATCTAAGCCAACTAAACGTTCCATAAATTTTCTAGGGTCTTGAAAGGCCGAAGGAGTTAGCCCTAATTCAGATTTAATCTGTTCACGTTCGGTATTGCCAAATCTAGCTGTTGTACCTAACGCTGCTACAATCTGGTTTATAGCACTGCTTGCGTATGATCTTGCACGAGTTACTTCTGGGCTAGTTCCCCCTAGTGATGGAATAGAACTAAATCCAGATCTTAAAGAGGCATAGGGGCCTGTAAAATCAGTTGCAATACCCCAAAGTGATGTCTCTTTAGGAGCTGTTTTGTCTTTAACAGGGGTTGTTTCTCCTATGGAAGCTTTTACCTGTTTTGATTCTTCATTCAATGTACCTACCAAATCGTCATACACTGCTTTAGGCATTGTCCCTGCCTCAAACTGCGATTTTGCTGTTTTAAATCTACGTGCAATATCCTCTTGTTTTGCTCTATCATCACTTCCAGACTCTGCTACCGATACTGCACTTCTTTCAGGCATAGCCGAATCTACACCAGGTGCTTTTACTTTAGGCGTTAATTTAGCTAACCCTTCTCTTGTTTCAAAAGCAGAAGTTAAAAACTTAGGGATGACAGGCTCACGTAGTTTAAGTCTTCCATATTCATCCGTAAATTGAGTAGGCTGACTTATAACGGAATAAGCGGCCTCAAACTTACGATCCATTAATGGAGAAAGTGTACCCGCGGCATATTCAGGAGCATATTTAGCTAATAATTCCAATTCAGGTTTTAGTGCCTTGTCTTTAGTTGTTTTTGCAATTTCTTGCCAAAGTTTAGTTTGAGTTGCCACCAATTTAGTATTTTGTTCACGGATAGCTTGAACATCTTTTTCTGTAGCTTGAAGCGCCGCTGTTTTAACTGCTCGTTTTTGTTGTTCTATTTGAGAAGTAATGCCTCCAATTGCACCTGGAAGTGTACGTATTGCACCTGCTAAACGAGCGGCTTGAGACCCTCTTAAACGATTTCCTTGGTCATCCACGTTAGCTGCATAGTTAAATGCGCGATTACCTAATTCAAATAAAATCTGTGCTTGAGTCTGTTTAGAGTCGACACCTAGTATTTTTTCATATAAAGGAGCGCGTTTATCTACTTCTGCGGCTAGATCAGGGACAGCCATTGGTTTTTTACCTAAAGAAGCTAATACCTGTCTACGTGCAAGATCTACTGTTTCCGGAGGAAACAGTCCAGCAAAAGAGGATGTCTCATTCATCGGGGTCACGCCATCCTCATCGGTCCCGTCGCTAAAACGTTGTACATAGCCTCCGTTTGCCATCGCTACAGGTGCGCCTGGCCCTTGAGCCGCGGGCGGTGGTCCTGGTGGCATTGCCATTGGAGGAGTCATTCCGCCTGGAGGGGCAGGAGGCATTCCACCTTGAGGTGCTGGTGGTGCTGGAGGCATAGGCTGACCTAAGGCCTGTTCCGCGGGCATTGAACCAATACCCTGTGCTAAGACAGGCTGAAGCAATGCAAGCACTTCAGGAGGGGTATCCGCAGCTGCGTTGTAACCGACTAAATCAGCAAGTTCCTCGACCCGCGCATCGACAGAGCGCATGTCACCGCGAAGATTATTCATTAGAATTTCAGGTGAGTTTGGACGACGGTCCATGACATTAGCCATGTCGCTTTCGTCATCATCACCTTCTTCTTCCTGCATGTATTTTCCATAGTCAAGGTCATCATCTGCCTCCTCGTCCATGAAACCTTGCATAATCCCTACGTTTTCAACATCCGTCTCGTCGACGGGTTTTTTAAACATAGGGCGGTCTAGAATTTTAGATTTCATGCTTTTTCCTTAGAATAATCCAGATTTTTGAGCTCCAGCAGCAGTAGCTACTGCTCCCACTCCAGTCCCAATTGCAGACTGAAGAGGAGAAGCGCTAGGCGCACTACTTGATGTTAATGACATTTGGCTTGATGGAGCACCTTTGTAAATATCTGATACAAACGCCAATTGTTGATATGGTGCCATAGTTTCTTGCAGTTGAGTAGCACGCTGTGCATCCAATTGTGCTTGAGCATTTGTTTGTTCAAGTGAGCCAATACCAGACATAAGAGCGACGTCAGCTGCTTTAAGCTGTTGATCTGCTTGGCCAAGGGCTGCTTGTTGCACGCCCATTGAACCAATATTAGTACCAAGTGAGCCTAAAGAAGCACCTCGTTGAAGGTTAACACCCGCTTCTTGGTTAGCAAGAGAGCCGATGCCTTGGCCTAAGGTGCCATATAATTGAGCTTGGTTGCCCGCTAATGAACCCATTGTAGAGGCACCTGATTGACCTAACTGAGCCTGAGAGATACCTTGTTGGCCCAGTGTAGTTCCAATATTGCCTAGTTGCTGTCCTGCTTGACCATATATGTTAGCGAGGTTAGTTCCTACGGCACTTTGCGCCTGGCCTGCTTGAGTTAATCCTTGACCCATTTGACCATAAATATTAGCTTCATTGGCGCCTAAAGCCCCAGTTGCCTGGCCTGCTTGGGTCAATCCTTGCCCCATTTGACCATAAATATTAGCTTCATTAACCCCTAAAGCACCTTGCGCTTGCCCTGCCTGTGTCAATTGTTGCCCTGATTGACCTAGTATATTAGCAGCTTGAGTACCTAAAGCAGCTTCCTGTGAGCCTAATGATCCTAGCGCTTGTGCCTCTTGACTTAAGATATTAGAAGCATTTAAACCTAAAGCACCGGCAGCAGTTCCTGCTTGTGTCAATTGTTGCCCTGATTGACCTAATATATTAGCTGCATTTGTACCTAAAATACCTTGTTGCGCACCTAAAGAACCCAGGGCTTGAGCTTCTTGACTCTGTATATTAGCAGCATTTAAGCCTAAAGCACCAGCAGCAGTTCCTGCTTGGGTTAACTGCTGACCTGCTTGTCCATAAATATTAGCTGCGTTAGTACCTAAAGCACCTTGTTGTGCGCCTAATGCGGTTAATGCTTGAGTTTCTTGACTACGTATATTAGCTGCGTTAGTACCTAGAGCCCCTGCCGCAGTCCCTGCTTGCGTTAGTTGTTGACCTGCTTGACCGTAGATATTAGCAGCGTTTGTGCCAAGTGTGCCTAGAGCTGTACCTGCATTAGTAATGCCTTGACCTGCAGCTAACTGACGTTGTTGCTGTTGTTCCTGTGCTGTCATGGCTGCTGTTTGTGCTTGTCCATAATTAGCCGCCATATCTTGAAAGACACGTTGAGACATCACGTCTTGCAAGTTACGCTCCTGTTCGGCGCGTTGAACACCTTCACGGGTGCCACCAAACGCACCAGAACGAACCGCTTGAGCCGCTAGTCCTTGGTTAGCGATGTCACTTTGGCGACGCATTTGCTCTAAAGCTTTTTGCGTTACCTGCTCTTGATAAGGATTCATGAATGCTTGTGCTTGATTAGGATTATACGCTTGAGTAGCCTGCTGTAGCCCTGCAATACCCTGTTGAACGGCTGATAATCCCTGTTCTTGTGCACCAACGCCGGCACCAACCATGTTACGAGCCAGACCTGCGCCTTCAGATACCATGCCCTGGCCTGTAGCTTGAGCACTTAGTCCTTCATTTGAAATTTGACCAGCGGAAGCGATGCCTCTATTAAGTGTTTGTTGTCCCTGGTTAATGCCGGACATTCCTACACCAATCATCTCATTTGCACGTTGAGCGCCTTGACCTACCATTCCTTGGCCAGTTGCTTGAGCACCTAGACCCGCATTTGCAATTCTTCCTGCGGAAGAAATACCTTGTCCAACAGTCTGCTGACCTTGATTAATACCTGCCATTCCAGCATTAACCATTTCATCGGCACGTTGAGCACCCCTTCCTACCATGCTTTGACCGGTTGTTTGAGCACCTAGCCCTACATCTGCAATCTGCCCTGCAGAAGAAATACCTTGGCCAATGGTGGTTTGTCCTCGATTAATACCTCCAATTCCCGCGTCAACCATTTCATTTGCACGTTCAGCGCCTTGAGATACAAGGCTTCGACCCGCTCCTTGAGCAGCAGCACCACTGGCCATCTGGTTAAACGCATTTGCGCCTTGACCTACCATGGTCCGACCTGCCCCTTGAGCAGCAGCACCACCTGTCATCTGGTTAAACGCACCCGCACCCTGGCTAATAGTATTTTGAGCAGCTTGTTGAGCAGGCGCTCCCTGTGTCACCATTTGATTTGAAAGGTTAGCCGCTTGCCCTAACACATTTTGAGAGGCACCAAGGTCTGCTTGCAAGAAATTCCCTGCAATATTAGCCGCTTGCCCTACGCCACCTGCAGCCGTAATACCCGCTAAAGTAGCGTTTTGAGCTGCATTAAACTGAGGTGCGGTGTTGATGCCACCTATGATATTAGCGCCTTGTTGAGCAAGGTTTTGCCCCTGGGTAATGCCTGCTGATCCTGCTTCTAAGTAAGGCTGGTATGCGCCAATACCTTGACGAGCAAGGTCTGCTGCTTGTTGTTGTCCTTGTGATAAGCCTACCGCTTCTACGGCAGGAAGGTTCATTGGTTGTCCGTAAAGACTTTGAGCTTCTTTTAAGAGACCTAGTTTATAGGCCTCAATTTCGGGAGCTTCACGTACTATCTGTCCTTGATAGGTTATCTCAGCCATTTACTTTCCTTTCAAGATCTTTCATCATTGCGTACATGCGTTTAGCACCTTTTCTTCGTGATCCGTTGCCCATGGCCCGTACTGCTTTGGCCGTAAATACAAACTCACCATCTGATAGCATTGCAGGAACAGAATCAGAAGTCCCTGTGCCAGGGCCTGCAATGTGCCCTGTTTTACGTGGGTATTCTGCAACACCACCTGTAGCCATTTTCATTGTTGGAGTAGGAACGCCGCCACTAACAGCTGTTTTAAATGGGTTTGTAGGCTTACTATACATCGATTCATATGGATTTCTAGTAGAGTAAGTAGATTTGGTGCCCCCAAAAGACAACCCGTACATACTAGGATTAGCCTCTAATAACTCGGGTCCAGTAGGGCCATCAAAGCCGGGAGGCATTTCAGAAGGTATCGTACCAAATCCACCTAATAACCCCATGGCCGCTGTTCCTACACCTAATAAAGGACCGTATTGAGCTACGATACCAGGTAGTGCTGCATCATATGCTTTATTTAGAACACTCCCTGAAGGGGCATTTATAATCATGTCATCCGTAGCACTTGGAAATTTATCTTTAACTGATTTCAATGCATCTTTTATTCCTTGATCCTTGATTGCAGAAGGAGAGATGTTTTTCCAAATTTCCTTAGCTGCGCTACTTATTTCACCTTTTTTAAGTAAATCCATTACACCAGGGGAAGTTGAAGTTCCAGCGCCTGTAACTACATCATCCGCAATTGAAGCGGAAAGGTTGGTAATACCTCCGGTTGCCGGAGTAACACCTGCGACAGGAGTAGCCTGTGCCCCAAGTAACTTGTTCGCGTATTCACCCGTACTTTGCATTTTAAAGGGTTCTAATGCACCTGAGGCACCTGGAGTACTACCTACAGTAGTTCCTGGAGCCTGTCCAATAGGATAACCTTGAATAGGTGCTTGTGGAGCAAGTGGATATGTCTGAGCAGTGTAAGGCGTAGGATTTGCGACTGTGACCGAGGATGGTCCTGCGTTTGTTGGAGTAGCTACGTCCTTAGTCGCTGAGACTGCGTCATCTAAAGAACCAGTTATTACATCATCTGCAACGCTTGCTGGGGCAGAGTACTTAGAAAGACCCATTGATTTCTCAAAAGCATTAGCAGTGGTCGGAACCGGTTTAGCACCTGGAACACCACCGCCAAATACTGCAGTACCCGCACCAGCAAGTGCGCCTGATACAATACCGCCTTTAATTGCATCTCCGATTTTCTGACCAGAGGCAATGTTAACTAACGTACTTCCTGCTACGGTGTTAATTATGTTTGAAGAGACTGCGCTTGTAACACCTGTAAGACTACCGGCAGATCCTGCAAGGTTTAAGCCTGCGGGGCCCATAAAATATACGGCCGCAAAAGTAAGCGCTATTTTACCAATAGTGCTACTTGCAATACTTTTTACAACGCTTCCAATACCTTTTACAACGCCTGAAATAGCTTTTCCTACACCTTTAAATACGTTCTTTATAAACTTAAAGAAGAACTCAGGTAGACCTGTATCAGGGTTAATAGTACCTGAACCTCCTCTTTCACGAAGCATTCTTGCTTCTTGAGGGGTAATATGTGCCAACATGGTGTCACCACCACGGCCCATGGCAGCAATGTCTTTTGCAATGGTTTTAATGTTTACAATACCACCATCTGCAAAAGTAGGAACAGCAGGAGCAGGCTCTTCTATGTTTAAAGCCAATTGGTCAATTGCAATGTTAAAGGCCGCAAAATAAGAAGCGTCAAATTCCTCCGGAAGAATTTCTGCAGGTACGCCATCTGCAATCAATTCCGCTCTATCTTTTTTATAATTGGATGGATTAGCTAAAATATTGTCCACCATTAGTTGAAGGGCTTGAACTACGTCTGATGGAAGATCAATTTGAGCTAGTTGACGAATAAACCCATCCACTAATTGTGGGTCAGCTTCGGCCATCCCGCCAAGAATGTCTCGTTTAAACTGCTGAGGATTTGCTCTAGCGTAACCCTCTATAGCCGGGTTATAGCTTTCCTGGTCCAATGACCCCTGTTGTGTGTCCTGCCCTTCGGGCAAGGACATAATTCCCTGCATCGCATCTGCCATGGTTTAACCTTTCGAATTCGTGTTTAGGACCTCACAGGGTCGCGCATCGAATTAAGATGCGAAGATGTTGTAATTATGGACTAATTCACTAGCTTCTGTCTATAAGCAATGCAGAAACAGTAACATTTAAATCAGCCGCAGAAGTAGTAATTTTTAAAAGATCAGAGGCCTCTAATATAAGAGGCCCTGCTATTTTTCCTGCTAATAAATCAATATAGGTAAGTGTAGCCACCGTTGCTGTAGGAGAAACTACTACTGTCCCTACCCCTAAAGGAGAAAAGGAACAGCTTACTGTAATACCGCCTCCGGAAGGATTAGCTAGAATAATAGACTTTATAATAGCCGTAGTTGCGGGAGGTACTGTTAGGACAGTAGTAGTAGCCGCTCCGGTTGAAACTAGCGTAAATCGTTTATATGAATTTGCCATTAATTTCCAAAGAACCAAGACATTGCCTGGTCCTTATCCTCCGTTACATTAGGGGTATAATTTGAATTTAACTGCACCACAATCTGTTCCAAAGAACGGATTAACTGGTTAAACTGCTCTGGACTATACTGTTGTGTAGCCGCATTGGGTAAACGGACGTTATTGATTTTACTCATCGTAATCCATCCGGTTGAATATCAACACGCATCGTACCAAATCTCCACGCCCCATCTACGGTCTCATTTTCAATGCTTAATGCAATCTGTCTTCCGCGTGCGCGCGTGTCTACTTTTTGAGTAGTCGGAGACACGATATAAGGGTCTAGTGAGCTGGGACTTGCTGTAGACGAAGGAAAGGCACGCAGCAATACCCGTACAGTCAAATCCCCTACCTGGTTCTTAAAGTCAGGGATAAATCGTTTCATGAACACCATGTTATCCCCATCTCCAATGTCAAAATAACCAGAACGAATGTAAGACAGGATCGCAAGTCCGTCCGCATCGTTATAGCCACTCTCCTGTAGATATACTAAACTACGTCCCGGACTAAGGCCATTAATCGTGGAAATAGATGCCTGTGTACCATCTTGTAAATAATCAGTGGCTAAGGGCCTGGAATAAGTTCCAATGTCTACCCATGCAGTACGTGACAATGTACCTGTACTCCATACATTTTCAAGGTAATTGTAAGACACATATCGGTCAATATAGTCAGAAGTAAAAGAGCAATACCACCAAGTAACTTCGTTAAATTGAGAGTTAATACCTACATGTACTTTTTGGGCCTGAACAATGTTTAAGTCTTTAAATACATAGTCTTGTACAGTACATGCTAATTTTTTGACAGAACCGTCAAACATGTAAAATGCCTCTGTTCCCATCCACATAGCAACCCCGTTGACGTCCGCAGACGCATGAGGGCCTATACATCCACAATTAGCACCTAGTTGGGAAAATCCAAAGGTGTATGGAGGTCCGATATATTGCATTCCATGCAATGAAGTATCGGTAAATATTAATATTTGTCCACGGGATCTGACCGCTGTAACGATACGACTTCCGTCTGTTAAACGTTGTCCACCTGCCGTATTGGTAGCAGAAGGGGTAAATGTATTAATGTCCTCTTGGTTAGAAAACCGTACAAACATAGGATCTTGGGAGGTCACATCTCCAATTATATTTTCTGTTCCAAAACAGATTAAATGACGATCGGGTGTGGACACCAAAGCGTATTTACTGTTAGTAGGTGCTCCTGATACCTGAAAGGCCCTGACAGATGGACCAGTGCTTACTTCCCACACATATGTCCCTCCGTTTACAAGTTGGCAAATAACATTTTCACCGAAGTTATCAAATTGCCACACCCTAGAGAAAAGTGCTGTTCCTATTCCTGCTCCGGCTGGTCTAGGGGTTCCCCAAGTAGAAAAACCCCAAGAATCTGTTCCCCATCCATAATCAAAATAGCTTACATCAGAGCCCGTATTAATTTGGTAAGTAGCCGTAGCAGTACCTGCTGCAGCGGCATTAGAAGAAGCAGCTACGGGAGATAATATAGTGTATTGGCTAGAGTTAGGGACAGTAAGGACTTCAAATTCCCCTGTTAATGAGGCATTTGGTATTCCACCTGGATTTCCTGTAACTGCAGAGAAAGTAACAAAATCTCCTACTGTTGCGCCATGCCCTGCAGCATTAACAGTAACGCCAAAGTTACCAATTTGTGTTGTAAAAGTTGCAGATCCTGTAGCACGAATAGGAGTAATATCGAACCAGTCCCCTCCACTAAAAACGTATAATTTTTTATTAGTACCTGCCATGGCATAGGGAACGCCGTCCAGGCTATTCCAGGTAAATACTTCACTTGTCATCCCGATAAGGTATGTTGGCCCATTATTAAAATAGTTCCAACCGCCTATCTTTTCAGGAAGGCCATATCTAAAGCGAATAAAGTCACCGTCTACCCAACCCCCCTCGGCGCCGTATTCGGTGTTTTGTTTATCAATCCCAGGAGTTAATGCAAGTCTTAATAGCGCCACGGGGTACCCTTATCTTTGTTTTTTTACATAGAACAGACTACGCTCACCGAATAAGTAGAATCCAATGACAGAAGCAAAGTTAGATACTTGCTCGTTAACTTCACCGTCACCAATAACTGCAAGGTAAGCCCATGTCGATAGCACGATTATACCAATTAAAGGACGCATTAAGCGAATAATTGCCTCAACCCAAGGATAACTAGCATTACCACCGCCAGCTTCGTTCATGGTCTTGAAGAACTCTAAGTCAATCTCTTTCATCTTTGCATACTGCTCGATGGTCGCAGGTTTAAATTGGTCTGGCGCAATAAAACGATTGATAAGGGATTTGCCTAAGTCTACTGCTACTGGGCCTAAAGCCGCTAGGATTGTAATCGGGTCCATTAGAAACTCTTTCCTTCTTGAAAGTCATGTAAGGTTAATCCACCAGTATATTGGCAATGAGCTAATTCTTTAAACTTTACCCAACGTCCAGCCCACTCAAGTCCTACGCTTTCGGCAATCTCACCACATTTTGTAAACAACGCAGTATCCGCCCACATAGCTTTACCATTAACGATTGGTACAAAATCAAAGGCTACGCGCCAGTTGTGGAAGGATTGACCACCTTTAGCATTAGTTACTTTTTTGCCTGGAGCTGAACGGCCTTGTGCGTATAACGCATTTTGTGACTCCGCATCTCTGTAAGTTGACGTAATTAGCACATCAATATTGTGTTTGGCGCAAGAAGCAATGAACTGCTCGCATAGCGTTTTGACTTTAGGATGTAAGTCTTCTAGTTTACGTGAGTTAATCATTTGTTTTTCCTAATCCACCAAACTTCGTTAGCTAGTGTTTTTACATCTTCTTTTGCGTATCCTAAAGACTCAAGGGTTTCGTAAACTTCTTTTTGTATTGCAAGGGAATACCAATCATGCCCACACAAAATACCACCATCTTTTACTTTCGGGTGCCACGCAAGGACGTCATTTGTAACTTGCCCAAATACTACATAGGCATCTAAGAACACTACATCAATACTTTTATCTTCTGTCTGTAATGCAGCTTCGTTAGAATCTATAACCCATAAGCGTAGTTTATCTTTATGTTCACTATGATTAATTCTATCAATGGCAACAGATTTGTTGTACTCATTTAACTTTGCAGATACTTTATACCTTGAAGTTAGTGTTTCTGTGTATTCTAAATAAGAGTCAATGCCTACTATTTCTGTAATATTAGGACAAGCTTTAACTAACTCTACCATATTGGTAGCCCTACAAACCCCTATTTCGTAAAACGTAACATTTTTATTTTCATTTAGTATTAGGGGTGTTAGCTCAATATTAGCACTCATTATCTATACTCTATATTTATGTCAGCAGGCCAGATAATATTTGATGGAAATCCTTCTTGAGAAGTTATATCTCTGAGTGACTGTCTGTACTCACGCCATAATTCTTTTTCCGTTTCTGTTAAATCTACGTCATTAAGTTGTGTCCAGTCTGAATTTAATAACGCTAAATTTCTTCTGCTTGTAGCTTCTAAAAGTAAATCTTGTAAGGGACGTTCGGCTATAGACAACGGTTGAACTAACGCCTTAATTTCTTCAGTATTTGCTATTCCTTTACTAAGTTTTTCTTGCCGTTCTACATGCCATGTCGGAATAAACCCCTTCAGGTATTGCTCAAGTTCTACTCCAGTAGGAACTTTTTGATTTTCATCAATTGGTAAATCTACTGCAAATAAAGGGAACCCCTCTACATATATAGTAATTTGCCCTGTTAATTCATTAAACTCTACTATTTTATAATCCATTATATTTCCTTATGTAATTGCGCCATCTCGTTGCCCAAAAGCTGTCCCACCAGCCCACGTAATATTAGAATTTCCTGCTAGGCAAGCACCTGCAGTACCTGCAGCACCTACTGTTCCTACAGCTGACGTATTTACCACCCCTGTTACTACCCCAATTGCTCCAGCTACACCGTTTGAGCCATAGCTTCCACCAACACCTCCAGTACCACCAGTTATTGACTGTGACCCAGAATTATAGACTCCCCCCGCACCTCCAGTACCATTAGCCGATACGGTACCTGCAGTACCTGCAGTACCTGCCGCATTATTAGCAAACCCACTAGCAGTGCCTCCAGCGCCTAGGCTAGAGACTCCTATACCGCCGCCGCCGCCACCACCTCCTGCACCAGCAGTGTTCCCTCTTCCGAAGTTCATATAAACAGAGCCACCACCTCCGCCTCCGCCGCCTCCTCCAGCAATTCTTCCACTTGCATTATCTATGGTAACCGCTACAGAAACTAATAATCCTGGGCCAGCAGCGGTTCCGTTACCAGCTGGATTTACTGTAAAAGTGCCAACTGCATTACCACCAGCACCGGCATTACCGCCACGGCCTACAATTATCCCATTATTAAGTAGAGTAACCCCGCTTGGGAATGAACCGTTGATTGTAAGTGCGTATGTGCCTGTACTTGAGGCTTGGATTGTATTGCTTACAGGGATAGTAGCTTGTAAAGGCCTTGCCCCATCCCACCCAGCTGCTAATGCTTGTGTGCGGAGGTTTAGGTCGGTACCTGAAGTTAAGTTGAAACTAAATAGATTAGCCGTACCATAGAAATTTTGGATTGAAATAGTACCGCTTGAAGGCACTGCTCCATTTGTTCCTGTAGTTCCAGCAGGGACTAAGCCACCACCAGCGTAGTATTCGTTTATACCAATAGGGTTGGTTCCGCCAAACTCAGTTTGAACGTCTTGAAGTGTTAATGGACCTGATGCTGGAATTGCCATTATTTACCCTTTTTTAGTTCATCAATTTCTGCTTTTAGTTCAACGATTGCAGCAAAAGCAAGGGCTACTAGTTTTGGGTAATCAACAGCTAAAGAACCATCTTCCCGTTCTCTTGTTAATTCTGGGATAGCTTTTTGTACATCTTGCGCAATAACCCCAGCATCTGATTTTTGCATGAAGTAACTATCTTCACCGCCCATGTATTGAATATATTCATCCGTCCAGTCAAATGTCTTACCACCAATCATTTTAACTTTTTCAACGGCGTTAGGGATTGTTTGGATGTTAGTTTTAAACTTAATGTCTGACGCAGCAAAAGCTGTAATGTTACCTGATGCAAATATTGCGCCATCAGTTGTTGATGCTGTTACAGAACCTACAGAAAATGAACCACGAACAATGGTAGAGCCACCTACAGATGAGCCCATATTAATAGTTGTAGTGGAACCTGTAGTACCGCTGGTACCAATGTTTACTGTTTTAGCAAATGCGCCTGTTAAAGCTGCTGTAGCAATATTAGTTGTAGATGCCGCACCTGTACCCGTGTGACCAATTGTTAATGTCGTAGATGAAGCAAATGCTCCAAAAGTTGCACCGCCATCAATAGATGTAACAACTGTTGGTGTAGTTAATGCTGGAGATGTGCTAAATACCAAATTGGTAGAAGTAGTTCCTGTGGCGCCAGCAGCGGAATATCCTGTAATATTATTAAAAGCAGTAATCCCTGCAGCAGATGCGTTTGTGCCACCATTAGCTACGGGTAAAGTTCCGCTTACATGTGTAGTTAAACCAATTTTACCGTAACTAGGAGCTGCACCCACACCACCTGAGATTAACGCATTACCTGTTGCCACAGCAGCTAGTTTTGATAAAGCAGTAGTAGTTGAAGCATATAATATATCGCCAATAGCATAAGAACTTTGGCCTGTGCCACCTGAAGTAGCGACTAATGTAGCTGAAAGACCAGCGGCTGTACCTGATGTATTTTGGTTTAGTGTTGGGAAATCACCAGCAACAGCAATACTTAATACCCCAGTTGAGGTAGTGTTTTTAACTATCCCTGTTCCTAATGAACCTAAAAATTGTGCCCCAGATAAGCCAGTATCCGTAGTACCTTGCACTATGAATTTATTAGAAAAAGCCACGTTAGCAGAACCGTTTACACTATTTCCTGCCAAGTTACGACTTGTAGTCCAAGTTGCTGCAGAGCCTGTTGTGTTTTGATTTAGTGTTGGAATATCAGCTGCTACAATTGCGCGAAATGAAGCCGTACCTGCTGAGCCGTTAGGCGCTGCGTAAACTGTATTTGCTGTTTGAGAACCAGAAAGCCCTGCAGCTGTACCTGATGTATTTTGATTCCAAGTTGGTACTGTTCCTGCTAGGTTGGCATATGTATAACCTGTACAACTTGTAAGCGTTCCTGAACTTGGTGTGCCTAATACTGGCCCTACTAGGGTAGGGCTTGTTGCTAGTACATAGTTGCCTGTACCTGTTGTTGCTACTGATACTAAGTTTTTAGATGCATCAGTAGCTACTGCTTGAGATGCTGTAAGTCCAGCAATGTTCAAATTACCACTATTATCTAGTAGCATTTTTTGTGTATATATAAGTTTTTGTGTAACTGTACCGCCACCAACGATTGAGCCTGTAGCTGTTGCAGTTATTGTTTGTCCTAAAGTTGGAAGAACAGTTAGTGCACTAAAAAATGCTTGCCACTGAGCTAAGGTAGAACTACCTAATACTGATACTATGTATGTTCGTCCTGAAATAACTGCCGCACTTGCGCCTGCTGTACCTGTTGGCGCAGTTCTCCATTCGTGCTGACCATTTGCCTGTAAATATAAAGATGCTAGACCATTAGTTATATAAAAATCATTTCCTGAGTTATAATATGAGTTTGCGCTTACAGAAAAATTAGCAGAAGTGCCTCCTATTGCGCCAATTGTATTGACTTGCACTGCTTTTATTGTCCCATCCCAAGCGCTAGGTACTACACCAATGCCTACGTTGCCAGCAGAATCAATACGCATACGTTCTACAGAATTCGTGCCAAATGCTAACGCATAGTTATTGCCTGACCCAAAAGCGCTTCCATACCCATAAATATAAGATGTAGCACCAGTTGAATCACTAAAGTTAATAATACCTTTGTTGCCTATTGTGCCAGAAGCTTGGGATATGTTTAATATAGGGTCTGTAAAACTAGCTTGGATAATACGAGCATTGCCTAATACATCTAATTTTGCAGTAGGGCTGGTTGTACCAATACCCACGTTGCCATTATTGGCAATACGCATACGTTCTAGTGAAGTTCCTGCAACAGTATAGAAACTTATAAAACCAGCATCTGCATAAAATTTAAATTCTTGGGAACCTACAGTGTTATTCCAAGTAATATTTGCATAATCAAAAGCTGCAACTCCTGGTCCAAAAATTAATTGAGAGGAGCTCGATGTACCATTATTAATTCTAGCACTAGCACCTGCTATGTCTAATTTAACTCCTGGACTACTTGTACCAATACCTACATTGCCATTAGCAGCCTTGACTAAATCACCATTACCTACATTTAGAGTATCGGTTGATGTGTCACCTAAGATTGTGTTACCTGTAGTTGTAAGGTTTGCTGCATTTAATGTACCTGTAAATGTTGGGCTTGCTGAAAGAACTACTGAACCTGTGCCTGTGCTAGTTGTAACACCTGTACCACCATTAGCTACTGGAAGCGTACCTGTTACACCAGATGTAAGTGGAAGGCCTGTAACGTTTGTAAGTGTGCCTGATGAAGGGGTACCTAAAACACCACCATTAACAACTGGAGCACCTGCAGTACCTACGTTTATTCCTAAAGCAGTTGCAATACCTGTACCAAAGCTAGTAATACCCGTACCACCCGATGCTACTGGAAGCGCTGCGCCTAAAGTTAAGTCAGGGATGTGGTTTTCAGCGGCAACTACGTTTGTGGTATTTGCATAGACCATTGTTCTTTTGCCGTTAGGTACGGTCACGCCTGTACCTGCAGCTGTTTTTACTACAATACTTTGTCCGCCAGTAGTGTTGTTCTCAATAATATATGGCTTGTTAATTGACGGTACAACTAAGTTTCTTGTAGCAGTAAGTGATACACCTGATGTTACGTTAAGGATGTAGTTTCGAGCAACTTGTGTAGCGTTTGTATCTGTCAGTGAAATAGTTAAGTTAGCATCGGATGTAAAGTTAGCCGTAGCACGGCCCACAACCGCCTCTTCAAGCGCCGTGCCTAAATTAGTATTGGTAATAGTACCCCAAGTTCCGGATTGCTCCCCCGTGACCATTAACTCAATTTTTAAGGCTGAATAGTTACTTGGCATTTTATAACCCTTTTAATATCTCTAATTTAAACCCGGTCACTTCAACAACTACATCTTGCTTTTCTACAGGCTCAGTTGGCTCCGCAGGTTGCATGATTTCAGATTCGGTTTGGTTTTCATTACTCATTATGTTATTACCTCTACCCATGTTACGGTTTGTCCGTCGTTTACTGCAGTCCAATTAGGTGTTTGTCCATCATTTATGTCTGCCCAGTTTGGGTTTTGCCCATCTGGAATTAGCCCCCATATTAACACATTTCCTAATTGCCCTATACCTACAACTGCTGATACGTTAACCGTGCACCCCGACATATTTTACTCCTAATTAGGCGATACGTAAGATTGCGTTTGATGCGTTAGGTGTTGGAAATACAATAGTAAAGTTACCCGCTGTGGATGTCTTATCTGCACCAAAGTCAAGTACCGCAACCGCTGTATTATCTGTACTGTTATAAATCAAGGCACCGCGAGCAGTGATAGTAGCATTAGGCCAGGTTTTATCCGCAAAATCAATGAACGCTGTTGTGCTTGATGACGTAGGAATTTGAGAGACTGTTAATATTTCACCACCCGCAGTGTACCCTGTACCCACTACTTCGTTTGTCGTTGAGTATGCGGTAGTCGTTGCGCCTAGCGTAGCTGCTGATGTATACAACGCGATTTTATAAACCTTTGTTGTACCCGTATTAAAATTTTGTGCGCCACTAAGTAGCTGGACCTTGAAGCTTGTGCACATTGCTTGTGCAATTGCCATTTTAAACTCCTAATTAATTTAAACTACGTAACCATTATCTTACCATTAATGACTAAGGACCTGGAGATGGAGATTTAACCACTACCCTAGGCATCCCGTCTCTCCATTCATCTCTACGACGACGACCCTGCTGCTCAACACCCAGACCTTGGATCGCTTGTTTATAGCTATTTTCAAAATAAGCGAGCATATCTGCAGGGCCTTTGGTATAGCTATATGCTTGAATTAAACACGCATATAACAATGCTTCTGGTGCATTAAGACTTACCCAAGTAGTAGGGTTAGTAGAAGATAGTGTTTCAGGGCTAATAATATACCCTAGTTCCACTACATAATTTTGATCTGGCGTAGGGGCAATGTAAAAAGTATTTTGATCCCATACAGAATAATACCTAGGTGTTCCAGTTGAAGCACTATCTGCCCAATACTCTTTCATGAAAGAAGTATCTCTAAAATCAAGGAATATTTGTTCCCCGTCTTTGGTAATCATTATGTAGCGATGAGTTAAAATATCAGCAGGCGCAGCTAGAAACTTATTTCCTGTGGACATGGTCCCTGCAGCCTCACGCTTAAATACGTCTAAGTCAATATCCCTAAGGATCCGATTTTCAGCCATCGTAATAAAGGTATTGAGCACAGGCGCAGTAAATACGTTACTGTCCACTTCCGTGTAATTTCGAATATTCGTAATTAGTTCATCATATGTCATGTTATTACCACCGTAACGTTTCCTAAGGTACCGACCCCAATAATGTCCTGGTCGGGCGTGTATGGACGCATGTCCACCGTGTTATTAGCACTTCCAATACTTTGAAACGCAGTGTCTCCTGGTGCATTTACATATACCTGCATCGGTTCTATCCTGTCCGGGCGAGGCTGATCAAGGGATATTGCATCAGCTACAAAGCGCAACGGATCTAATTGAGGTTCTTTTGGCTCGTAGTCATCCGGACAAACCTTAAATCCACGCCAGTTTTTACGTAAAACATTAAAGGGATAACGCTGCCCACAGTAATCACACAGCCCAAAAGAAAATTTACCCGAGGCGTAGGCCACATTATGCCCCTACGTCTGGAACAAAAAAACAGCTTGCCGTATCCCTATCTTCTGCAGCTGCTCTAGCAAATTCTTCTTCATAAAAAGCTTTTAATACTTGAGTACGATCTACTGCATATTTAAGTGACAGATAGTACGCTAATCCGGCAGCAAGGCAAGGCAAAAACCTAAAATTAACGTCTGCAGTGTTAGTGTAATCGCCCGCATCGTCCATTCGCTTAATACGGTAGTATCTGAGCTGATAGACAGCACTTTGATCTGGGGAAGGGTAAAGGTACACCTTAGGTACGTTCGTGCGTTCTACATACAATTGTGCAGGTCGCGCCTGAGTTGACTTGTCTGGAATATGCAAATATTCAGCTCGACTAATGCGGTCTATGACAATATCAACCGGAGGGCTTTGTGAGCTGTCTCGAATTACCGCAGATAGGACATTTACCGTATCGGTGTCCAATACAATTTCATATTGCCCTGCAATAAGGTTGTAAGTTGCTAATTCAATTGTCCACAAATTCAAGCCACGGTTGGCCCATTCTAAAAACATTAGATTGAGCGAGCGACGAGCTGTTCTAAGCTGATTACCGTGGGTCATTTGCATGCCACAACGTTCAAAAGCCTCTTCTACAAGCTCATCAATCTGTAAATCAAATACCGTGGTACCTGAAGTAGCCATTTAGCAACTACCACCTTTTTTCATTTTTTTCGGTTTTTTCATATCGCTATCAAGCATCATAGAGCCATCAGGCATCTTGTGCATTTTTTTAGCACTGCCGCCTTTTTTCATGCCCATACCTGAAGCATAACCGCCCATGTTCATTTTTTTGGCTTCACCGCCAGATTTCATGCCCATGGCCATGCGCTTGCGAGGGCTTACTTCACCGCCATGAGCCAAGAAAACAGGATCGATTTCTTTGCTTGTCTTAGATACCATTTTGTTTTTAGCGCCTTTTTCAACACAACCGCCACCACTTGTTGCAGCTCCCATTCCTCTTCCAGCCATGATATTACTCCTTAATTAATACGTTTTAAATTTCTTAACGCCACGAACAGCGCAACCATTACCTTTTGTTACCATGCCGCCTTTTTTAAAAGGTTCCACATAATCAAGTCTTCTAGGACGAGTGGCACCACGTTCCGTATTTCGGTCCATGTCCATTTCCTTTTTCATCTGCTGTAACATTTTTAGTTCTTTTTCAGTAGGCTCTGAGTCATCTACAACAAAGTTACCTACCTGTTTCTTTTCAACCATTACAGGTTTTTCAGCCTTTTTAGCTTTTTCAGGGTACTTTTTACGCATTGCTTCAGCGTCCGCTTTAATTTGAGCATTACGTGCTTTATCTTTAAAAGCCCGTTTGTCCTCTTCTGTCACTAGATCTTCGTATTTATCCATGATCTATCCTTTTTTCAGCAAGCTTATCAATTTTTGCTTCCAGCCGGTTAAAGCCGTCATCAAAACGTTCCATAATTTTTTCAATGTCTGCACGTACTTCTGCGCGAGTGATGTGGTCACGGGCAATTTCCTCTCTAGTTCGGTTTAATAAAATACCAAGACGATCCAGCTCTTCAAATTTTGCTTTAATCACAAAACCCATTATAGCCACCAATCCAGTTAGCACGATGTTCCATACCATCATTTCCATTATTTGCAGTTCCATCGTTTAAGAGAAGCTGCTTTGCGGGTAGGTCTGCCTTTTTCATCCTTCATCGGACCAGGCATCCCGGACATACGAGCGCAGAACGACTTACGACGAGCAGCATCTTTCTCCGTTTTAGGATTAGGAGCAGGGGCCTTTAACTTAGATCCAGTTGCTTTGTTGTATTTTGCACGACCTTTAGCTGTAAGTCCAGCGCCTTCTGATACTGGAAGCTTCTCTCCGCGCCCTACTGCAAGTGATGGTGTCTTCTTAGCCATTATGTTTATCCGCGAATACGTTAATGAATACGGTGTTGTCTTCTAGTGCTTCTATCTCGTGCCAACTGTCTTGTAGTAAGTTTACTGGCTGTGTGGTTTTGTCCATCACAAGCTCTTTGTTTTCTTTACGAATTATACATGAACCTGCTGTACAAAACGATGCATGAGCGTATATGTGGCTATGTCTAGGCAACCCCTCACCCTTGTTAACGTAAAATACGTTAATCCTCGCACCATCATAGGTAAACGAGTGGGCTGGAGGGACGTTCTTTATCATAGCTCTTGAGTGCCTGTTGTAGTTGGTTGCACTGGTTTTTCTGCAAGTACAGGCTCTTGTGCTAGTTCAGCTAAGAATGCATCCTTTAACTCTTGGTTTCTAGCATACGCAGCTGTGCGGCCTTTTACTTTATCGTACTGACCAGTAGAACTAATGAATACCATGTAGTCACCATCTTCTTGTGAGTTCTCAGACGGGGCAATCCACAGCATGCCGTTAGCTGACTGTACTGTTTGAATAATGCTAAATCTACTAGCGTGTTCTGTTAAAATTTGGGTTTCTAGTTCTTTAATACGGGCACTTGCTTCAGCCTTAGTATCAAAAAACTCTGCATCGCCCTTAAGATAATTTTGAATTTGATATTGTTTTGCCATGTTATGTTCCTTTTATGGTGCTATAAGACCCGCTAAATTAGTGAGGTTTACTACATATAATTTAGTATTAGTGTTTTGATATTTTATTGTGACGCCTCCAGTACCCCCTACAGATACTGTAGTATTAGACCGTCTACCATTCCCACCATTACGACCCCATCCACCGCCACCGCCACCTGCGCAGCCTGAACCAATTTCGACTGTTGATGCTGCCCCACCACTTATATTAAAGCCACCGCCCCTGTTACTTACAGATGGAGAGGAAGCTACAGTAACGGATAATGCACCTGCGCCACCAGCAGTTCCACCTAGTCCTGGATATATAACTCCGCTTAGAAATGGTCCAATATTAGAGGTTAACGTTCCTGGAAGAATAGTACCCCCTGAGCCACCTGATGAGTATGTAACTGACCCAACTACTACGTTAGTCCCGTTGGTGCCTGAAGCTACTCCGCTTGATAATCCTGCATTATAGGCTGCGTTTCCTACAACTCCACTTGAACCAGTAAGCCCTGCACCGCCGCCGCCATATGTCACTATTGTAGCCGAGCCTAATGAAGCATTGTTTTGGCCTCTACCACCGCCACCACCGCCTCCTGCAATGTAGCCGTTTGTGTTATCAATAATCCAAGTAACTCCAGGGGCTCCAATGTTTGGTAATATAAGGGCTACGCCACCGTTCATAGGAGTGTTAGGGGCTGTAATTGTTTCGCTTCCCCCAGCTCCGCCAGCCCCCAAAATAGCTCCGTTTAAAACTACTCTTACGCTAGAGGGGTCATTACTTGAGCCTGATTTAGTTATTGTTAGCCCAGGTGTTGAGGTATTGTTAGACGCAAGTCTTACGCTTGATGGCACCATTAATACAACGTTAGTGCCTGTGGTATATCCAGGAATAGCCGCTAAATCTAAAGTTGTTCCTGTTTCAACTGTTGCAGGAAATGTATAAACTACTGACGTTGTTGCTGTGTTTACAGTACCATATAGTCTTGTATTGCCATCTCCTAACATGGTGTATGCGTTTCCGTTAGTTACGATAGAGTTGCCCCCAGTTGCCCCTAATTGAAATATAGTTGAATTGGAATATCCAGCAGCGCCTGCTGCGCCCCAACCGCCACCACCGCCACCTTGTGTGGTGCTGCTATATAAAGTATATGTAGGGGCTGAGTTATTAGCACCGCCACCGTTATTGTCCCATGCTGTTGTACTACCGGCTAAAGCCGCCCCACTGCCACCTGCTCCTCCACCTATCCCACTAACTTGTACGCCACTAATAGCTACTCCACCTGTGCCTGGCAAGACAAAACCGCCACCGCCACCACTGAAAAAACCTACTGCAAGAGTACAACATGAACCGCATGGAGTATAGCTTTGGTCAGCAAATATCCCATTGTTACCTGCATTAGGGGGCACAGCCCTAGTTACAATACCTCCTGGCGAAGGAATTACACCACTAATACCCCCACCAGCCCCACCGCCACCACCTGGAGTAAGTGAATACGCTCCTGAGGAGAACCCAGTCCCCTTACCACCGCCACCACCGCCACCTGCAATATATCCATTATTCTCAATAGTTACTGAAATCCCTGGAGTAATCAATGATAATGCTGCGTTTCCTGATAATGCGTTACTATCCTGCATGGTAGTAATACCAGTGCCACCACATTGAACAAATCTCTGCACACAGCCACCATCACCCCCAAAGCCTACAATGTTGCCGTTATTTACTAGCTTGATTGTGTCTCCTGCAGCGCCACCTATAATTTGCATAGATGCGTCAGGAACAGTTACTTCGGCTGTTGGTAAATTAAACCCAGGGATTGGAAATTGTTGTGTTGGATAAGTGCCGTACACATACACGTTTGGATTTACTGTGATTGTTACGTCTGTTATACCTGCAACATAATCGTCAAGAGATGTAACATCAACGGTTAAGAACTGAATGTTTGTGGAAACAACAAAAGATAACGCTACTCTATCAACTACATTAGTTGCTACACCTGCCCCACCCAGTCCGTTATCAGCAGCAACATTAGTTACCTGACCTGATGAG